GACCTCGCGGTCGATTGTTTCCGATGCCTGCTCCGAGAGAAGCTGAATCGCTTGCTCCATCACAGGGTGCTTCACGGTGAGGTCAGCAACATCCGAGATGTTGACGAAATCGCCCCACTGATCCATGACCGCCTGAACGGTAGAGATCGTGATCGACGCATTCGTGCTCGGAGTTGTTCCCTCAGTGAGAGCAACCTTTGGGAGGTTCAGTTTCTCGTAACGAGTGAACTGGAACGTCTTCGAGAAACGGTTCGGGAGCTTTTCTTTCTTGCCGAGGCCGTAGACGATAACGTCGCGCTTGATACGCATAAGCGTTTGCGCGGCGATATACGTCTGAGCGTCTGCCGAAAAGTTGCTAAATGTTTGAGCTGCCATTTTTCATCCTTTTTTGCGGAACCCTATAGTGGGATGTCCGCGTATTTTCCGGCCCATGCGCTAAGCTGGTCTGCTGTCATGTCGACATCCAGCTTCGATGGAACCTGTGTTTGTGTTTGGGTTTGGGCAGCAGCCGGTGGAACTACGGTTTGTGGCGGGAGCTGTGGCAGAGCTGTTTGCGCAGGCGCTGCAACCTGTGGCTGCTGAGCCTGTGGATGAAACGGTACATCCGCTGGGCTCTGTTGTGCCTGAGTTTCTGGCGCTGCCGACTCCCTCATAAAACCAGTATAGGGATCTACAGCAGGTGCTTGTGGTGCTGCTGGCTGAGCTGTCTGTGGATTGACCGCAGGCTTTTTCCCGTTCTCGTCAAAGAAGACGAGGCGGTACGCGTCTTCACGCGAAACCCACTGGCCAGTCCGCGAACGCTCTTCGCGAACACGCTCGATCTTGTCCTGGTACTTCTCATAGACATCTTGCCCATAACGAAGTGAGAACTTAAGAGCGTCATTCTGATCCGCTAAAGCTCCAATCGCCTGTTTGGTCTGTTGTTCGATAGGTGCAAATCGCTTCGACATCTCGCGCTCGAAACGCACTTGAAGCGCTCGCTCAACCTCAGGCTGAAACGGGCTCTCTTCTGGCGCCTGCTCTTGCTGCATTTGCTGAGGACGCTGCATAAGCGCATCCACAGTTCCACGAAGCCTAGCATTCTCGCTCTCGAATGTGCGGAGCTTTTGCATAATCTCATCCAAACGGTGATCCGGTACTGTCATTTCTTTCTCCTCAAACCCAACTTACGATGTGGGCACCGACTGCTTTTTCGATTCCGCAGCAACGAGCTTGTCCTGTTTTATTTCAATCTGACGAATCAATGAGCTGAGAAAGCTCACAGACAAGGATAAGCCTTTAGCTTCACCGATTCGTTTTGCGTAATCTTCAGGTTTTACATGGAACAATCCCTTGAGCAGTTGGTCGCTCTGGGATTGTAACATGAGGGAGTAGCGCTTCCAGCCAGGATGGTTAACTAAGGAAAGCAGAGCGCTTTTCAGTTCTTCATCCATTACCAGATTCATTACACCTGCTTCAGTGTGGATCTCTACTTTCTTCACTGTCAACCCCTCATGCCTCTTTGGAGATCAGCCGGGTTCGTTGCCTCTGACAACTGGCCCTGGTTTCCATTAGGATTCTTGGGTCCTCGTCCTTGGACCTGTTGAGCCATCATCTGCTGCTGCATCTGCTGCATCATCAGTTCTTCCGCTTTCTTCTGCTTCTGAACCTCGTGCTCAGCAATATGAGCCGAGACTTTGGCCCTGACAAGCGCATCCTTGCTTTCAAGAAGTTGTTTGTGGAAGTTGATGTGGATGTCGTCGTTATCCGAGTATCGGACTTCGATCTCACCATTCATGAGAAGAATCTTGTTCTCAATGAGCGGCGGAACAGTGGCCTTCATTCGGTCTGTTTCGACAACCTCTTCGACGTTCTTCATCTGGAATCCGTCTTTCATGACGCGAATGATGAAGTTCTGCCAGTTCATATTCACTCCTGCACCAGGAGGAATCATCGGAAGGATCTTCAGGAGCTGGAGCATTTGCTGAGTCTTCACCGACTGAGCCTCGACCTGGATCGAGCCAACCCACTTGAAGTCGTAGTTCCCGTTGATGTCGTCAGGAGTCACGACTTTAAAGATGTACTCGTTTGCAAGCTTCCCGGTGATCCGAATGACCGAATCATCGGAGATGTTCTGCTGAATCAAAGCGTGGGTCATCGATGCAAATGGGTTCAGCGCCTCATTTGAAAGCTGCTCGATGAAGTTGAAGAGGTCGGTTTGCCATTCGCCGATAGCAAGCTCCGCCTGACCCGTGCTTCTTGCTTTTCCTGCAATCGGGTCTGGGATCTGTGGCTGGTTATCGGAAAGCTCAGAGATCATACCCTTAAGCATGGACGCGTTTTTGATACCAACATCTGTCAGGTCCGGGAACGTGAACTGCTTCACGGAGTCTGGCGATGCCCACCAGATACCACCCGGCTCAACCTCAAACGAGTCGGCATTCGGAGCCGCCGCCGGATCCACAATTGTCAGTGGGTTTAGGGTCATTGTGACCGAGTCCATCATTTGGTTCATGACGTCATCGAGCTGGAACTGCATCGGAAGGAGGACCTCTGGGAGGCCGCGACCGTAGAAATCACCAGGGAACGGAAGAACGTACCGACCGAAAGAGAACGGAGGGGCCTGAAACCAGTACGGGTTCTGCTGAATCCTTATGCAGTACGTCTCATCAAGGATCTCAACGATGGCAGCGATTGGTTCTTTTCGTCCTGGGATGATGATCTTCGCCCAGCATTCGAGGATCGTGTAGAGCTTTTGGCCAGGAAGTGCAGGACGGAACCCTGTTGCTCCGAACTCCTGAAGGCGCTCCTGTGTTTTATCAAACTCCATCGTAGTCTCGCGACCGAGGTTCTCGATGTCCTCAGGAAGAATGTAGCAACCCTCGGCGGCCTTCTTTTTGAGGTAATCAAGGTCGACCTGTTGACGAAAGAAGACGGCCTGGATCTGGGAGGGGTTCGCCGCTGTGTCAGGGTAAACCCAGGTTTGGAACATGTCGCAAGTTTCAGCACATGGGGCGTCGTACAGGACCACGTCTTCATAAACGGTCCGCATCTTTGGAACCAAGATCCCCTGGTCGTCGGTCTCGAAGAAGCGCTTTTTAAAGATCTGCTTGTTCGTTTCCTTTCTCCAGTAAAGACGCATCGGGCTTGTGCCCAAAGTCACACACTGCTTCACCCACGGCATGACAGATTGTTTAAGATTCATCTTGTTGTCGAAGAAGTGGCGAACGATCATCGCGTTCACTTGGGCCGACTTCTCGTTCTCAAGGCCGTTTGGGATCGCCTTCAGGTAGTCCTCTTGAAAGAGTCCCTTCACCAGGCGGCGGGTCATTGTTTCAATTTCTTTTCGGAGCTGCGGAACTCGGATGTTGGCTCGGCCTTTGTAGTTCCGTCCGTCTTGAACTTCTGCCGGGTTTGACGACCAAGCGAGATAGGCGTCCATCCATCTTCGCTCACGCTCTTCGCGGTTTGCTTTTGAGTTCTGCCAGATCGAAACCATCTTGGTCATCATCTGTTCGGCGAAGACTTTATCTTTGGCGAAGTTTGGTGCCTGCATCAGTACCCCGTATATCTGTTGCGAGTGGGCTTGTGCCGGTTCTTCCTCGCGATGATGATGTCTTTTACGACCGAGTTCGACTTGTGATTGTAGGCGATGTACCTGTCACAGTCGGCCAAATGGTCATAGAAGCCATCTTTCTTTGGATTCCCATCCTCGTCTCTCACGTATTTCCCGAAGTAGGCGGAACGCATGATTGTGCATCGTGGATCAACCGTAAGTTCAGGAACTCCGTCAATCAAAGTAGAAAGCTCTTTTCGAACGATTGCAATACCGGGCTCGACGTAATCCCTGACTCCGCGCTCACCTTCGGCCCAAATTCCTAGGTCGCGAAGGATGTCGACAGAACTCTGGCCGGAATCCTTTTTGTCGTGCCCCCTTGGGTCGCAGTAATCCAAACACTGGACCTTCCCATACCTATGGACAGTCGTCTCCATAACGCGACGGGCAAACACCTCAAGGTTCTCTTTTTCGCCGAGGAGTTCGCAGTTGATGTTCTTTCTTCCCAGTGGATCGATGATCCTCTAGACGCAACCGGGCCTATTGAATCCAAAGTCCCACCCTCGAACGACGCGCATTGAGGAATCAAAATTCACTGAGCGAAGGTGAAGAAGCGGGTTCAAGAGCTTCCCGTACACCGGCGAACCCTTGATGATCGAGCCCCATTTTCCATGGATGTATCGGTCAATCTCGTCAGGGGTGAGGCCGGCGCAGACGGATTCGATGTATCCGGCAGGTAAGTTATCAGCGTTGTCGTAGGTCGAGAAATGGATAACGAGACAGCCAGGACCAGAGTCTCCATTCACCACCCGACCGGCTTTATCCATCGCGTCGAAGTTTGTGACGAAGGTCTTATATATCCAGTGGGTTTCATCAACCGGGTTCAAGAGAAGAATGATGCGAAGCGGCCAGTTCCCATCAGCTCGGATACGACCGTTTAAAAAGTTAAAGTCCTCGTAAGTGAATTCGTCGGCCTCCTCCATGACGATTGTGGCGTAGTTCGTAGACTTGGCTTTGTTCGGGTCATCGAGACCACGGAAGTTGATGAAGGAGCCGTTATTGAAGGTGTAGGAAAGAACGGATTCGTTCATCCGTCCGATGCCTTCAGGAACCATCATTCGGTATTCATGAAGGGTTGAGTCGCGAAGGGCTGGAAGGGTCTTTCGATAAACCGCAACCGGGTACCGAGGATAGTCGATACCGGACTGGATCAATTCTTCAATCAGTGCACGCGACTTACCAGAGTTGTGATGAACCGCTCCGCCGGAAACGTAGTTGTTTGTGTTCCCAACCTGAATGTCGAAGTACCAATCCTCTTCCGTCTTCTCAATTGACAGAATGGAGGATTTGGTATAGGTCTCCTCGAATGAATGAAAGACAGAAGAGAGCAGCAGCTTTATGCGACGGAGTTCGGTCGTCATACGAGATCGCAGAGATCCTGAGCGAACGTCCGAAGTATATCCAGAAGACGATGTTGAAATACAATCTCCCAAGGCTGAAGTCAGGACCGCAACCTGGCGAGAGAAATCACATGTGGACTGGCGGAAGGATTGTTGATGACGACGGTTACGCCCTTGTTCGGGCTCCGGTAGGGCATCCAGGCGCACGCAAAGCTCAGAGAGGGCGTCACCCAATGATCCTAGAACACCGACTTGTGATGGAGCAGAAGATTGGGCGTTATCTTGAAAAGCGAGAGGTTGTAGATCACGTGGACGGAAACACTCTAAATAACCATCCAGACAACTTAAGGCTCTTTGAAACGAATGGCGCACATCTTCGAGAAACTCTGACTGGCCGTATACCGAACTGGTCAAAAGACGGGGAGCGAAGATTGCGCTCTCGCGATCAAGCCCTGCCAAAGGTCGATACTCACCGTCAGCGGAAAGGATCAGGTGCTCTCCGGAGGCAACGAATTCTCCGCGCTCATGCTGAACTCGGTAAAGCATCCCCTTTCCTTTTGGGAACGGAGCGGTACCTGGTGAATGAACGAAAGACTCGCCGTCCCAAGATCGATACCACTGAGGAGACGCAATGTCTCCAAAGGCCTTCAATCCTTCGTTCGTTTCTACAAGTGAGTCCTCACGCATACACCCCTGTCCTCCGACGAGAACAATGAACCGGGCGGTAGAGGCGTGGAACTCAAGAGCCTTTTTGGTCGGTTTGTAATTCCGTTGAATCAGCAAGCAGGGCCTCTAT